AGGTCCTCGAGGAGCACCTCGGTCCGATCCACGAGCTCGGTGCCCGGGTCGGGCTTGCCGGGCTGCGACTGGATCGCCGCGCTCTTCGCGCCGAACCACCGTCGGATGAATGGCAGGAAGCTCATGGCGTCCTCCGGCGACGCGCGAGGATGAGCGTGGGCTCGACGAAGTTCTCACGGCGCGAGATGAGCGCGCCGCCCGGGCCCGCAGCGCCCGCGCGACGAATCACCCAGGGCCCGAGGACCAACGCTTCGGAGCCGACGATGGGCTCTTCGGGCGGGCGGATGCCGCTCGCGATCACCGGGCTAAACACTGGGGCCTGCGACGACATCAGCGCTCGCCTCCTGGGTCGCCGCCGGGGGAATCCCTGCGCTGCTGGGCGATGCTCGCCCGCGCGCGATGGAACCTCTGGAGCTGGCCCTCCAGCGCGTTCGCTTGCCCCTCCAGGCGATACGCATCGCTCGCCCACTCCTCCGCGCGAACCGCGACGTGGCGTGCGGCGCGTTGGGCGACGTCCATCAGGAGCGCTGCAACGGCGGCGAGCCGCTGTTCGGGCGCTTCGCCTGCATCCCCTGCGGCGCGCTGAAGAGCCTCGTCCCAGCGCTTGAGCAGCGCGCCCGACGCGTGATCGGACTGGACCTCGGCGATCAGCGCCTTCGGCAGATCTGCTGCGAGCGCCCGTCCGGCGGCGGCCATCCCGACGTACTGCGGGATCTGGAGGTTCCGCAGCCGTTCGATGAGCACCTCGGTCTCGCTGAGGAGCGAGCCGACCAGGACGAGTTGAGAGCTCGTGTCATCGGGGGTGCGTGCGCGCTCGAGCTCGTCGTCGCTCGGTCGTGTCATGGCCGACCTCGCTCATGGCGACGCTCGGCGCGACGCGCGCCCCTCGGCACGCCCCGCGCGCGAGGACGGTAGATCGGCGGTGGTGAGGTCTCCGCGAACCGAGACGTCGTACGGCTGCGCGACGTTCGGCTCGGCAGCGCGGGCGCGCTCCTCGGCCTTCTTCTTCTCGGCCGCCTCGATGCGCTGCGCCTCGTCCTCGGTGCAGACGTCGAAGGCGAGGGGCGAGTCTTCGTCGCCGGGCACCTGGTGGACAGTGCCCAGGTACGCAGCCACCTCGTCGGCGACCTTGTACCAGCCACGGGCCTCCTCGAAGCGGATCGAGAACGCGGTGTAACGCCGGATGACGTGACCCTTCTTCGGGTCGTAGGGCTTGAGTCGAACGAGCTTCGCCATGAGCTTCTCCTCGCTACGGGGCCTTGGTCGTCTTGAGGACGATGGCCGCGAGCGCGTTGACCTTCGCCTTCAGTTCGTTGAGCAGCGCCTGCTCGCCTGCGCCGTAGGACGCGCCCGCGTCCGCAGCGGCCACCGTCGTCGGCTTGAGCGCCGCGAGATCGTCCGCGATGTCCCGCAGGGCATCGGCGAGCGCAGGCTGGCCCGCCGAGCCGCCAGGCTGGAGGTTCGCGCCGCCGCTCCCGAAGCGCTTCGAGATCGCTGCCATGGCCTACGCCCCGACCTTCACGTTGATCGCCTTCACGACCGCCGTCTCCTCCGCGAACTTCACGTCGAAGCGCAGCGTGGCGACGATGATGAGGACGCCCTCGGACACGAGCTTGTCGGTCTCGACGCGGATGTTGCGCCAGATGCCGACGTTGATGTTCTTGGGGTCGGTCAGCAGGACGTTCGTCGCGTTGGTGCCGATGCCGAGGTTCTCGGGGAAGAGCGGCACGTCGACGACCGGCACGCCCGAGTAGGCGACCGGCTCGTCCTGTTCGAGGAACTTGTCGCCGACGACCGTCGCGCGTTCGGCGAGCGAGTCGCGGTAGTCGATCTCGGAGTCCACCGACGTGAAGAAGCGCATCTCGCGCTTGTTCCGCAGGAAGGCCGAAGGCATCGACTTCAGCATGTCGCGGAAGATGCCCTTGTTCGTCGACTGGTTCTGGGCGTCGACGATGTTCGACGTCGCCTGCTTGAGGATGCCGTTCAGCTTCGCCAGGAACGGATCGCCGCTCGTGGTATCGCCGCGGATGATGACCTCGTCGATGTCGCGCGAGATCGCCTCGGCCATGAGCTGCATGATCGTCTGCCGGAGCTGGCCGCGCTCGATCGAGTCCTCGAGCACCTCGTTGTTGAGGCGCACCTCAGCCTTGAAGAGCTGGGCGTCGAGCTCGACCTGCGAGAGGTCAGGCTTGCTACGGTCGCCCGACGGCAGCGCCGCCGCCTCCGAGCCAGCGCGCAGGATGCGCCCGCCGAAGCGGATCTTCTCGATCAGCTGCTTCGGGCTCTTCATCGGGACGACAGTGCCCTGCTTCAGGATCACCGACTCGTCGATGAGGATGCGGATGAACTTCTGCGCCTGGGCCGGCTGCAGGAGACCGCCACCCGCGGTGAGGTCCGCGAGGGCGAGATCTGCCTTCTCGAGGACGGTTCGGTTGTCGAGCAGACCGGCTGCGAGTCCCATGGGCTCTCCTTACTCGTCGAAGAACGACACTTCCTTACGGACCTTGTCGCGGCTGATGGGGCGGTTCATGTCGAGCGGCCAGGAAACGTCCTGGGGCTCCGCGCGCCGGCCACCCTCGACCGGAATCGCATTCGAGACTCCTCGCGCCTGACGCAGCCGCGTGAGCTCCTCTTCCTGGCGTTTCACGACGCGCGTCAGCTCGCCGATGCCGGTCACGAGATCCGTGAGTCCGGGAACGACGGTCGGCGGTGTCGCCGCGGCGTCACGCTTCGTGACGCCCGTCTCCGCAGCGCCCGCGGTGGGTGCCGGTGGCGCGTTGTTGGGGTTGGTCAACTCCTTGAGGATGTCGGCCAAGAGCGACAGCGCCTTCTGGAAGCGGTCGAGCCGGTCCTTCGCCATGCGCGCTCCGGCCTTGGCGACGTCCGCCTTGTTCCGCTTGCGCTTGTCGACGCTTCCGAGCATCTCGGCGATCGCCTCGAGTTCGGTCGTCACGTCGCCCGGCATCTCGCCGTCGTCGCCCTCGTCGGGCTCCGCGGCCTCCTTGATGCTGTTCGCGAGCGCCATGAGCCGCTCGAGCGCGTCGGTGAGCACCCGCAAGAGGGCTTCCTTCACCGGGCCTGCCAGCACGAGCTCGTCCTGCTTGCGCTGCTTCTTCTTCGGCTCTTCGCCGTCGTCGTCCTCGGTCCCGTCCGTCGCGGCAGCGCTGGCGGCCTTCTCGGTGTCGGCGCCGTCGTCGGTCTCGTCCGCCGCCGGCTTCTTCGCCTTCTCCTGGTCCGCAGCGTCTTCGGTGGCTGCCTGCGCGGGTTTCTTCTTCGCCTTCGCGATCGCGCTCGGCGAGTCGGGCTTGGTGTCGGCGGTCGCCGTCTTCTCGTCGGCCATTTCCGGGCTCCTTTTCACGACCAGGAAGCGTCGCTGGTTGGCGGCACGATCGACGAGCGAGACCTCCTCGACGACGATGTCGCGCAGGCGATGCACGCCGTCCGCTTCGTCTTCGCTGCTCGCTGCCTTTGCGCCCGCTTCGTTCATCGTGACCCTGAAACGCAAAAGCCCCGGCGGCGACCATCGCGGTCAGCGCCAGGGCTTGATGTCCTCAACGACCCTTCGGGTGCTATCTGCACCCTATATGGCCAAGTCTATGGAAGTTCCATATTCGTGTCAAGCCGGCGTCGACCTAGGCGTTCGGAGCCCGCAGCGCGCTCCCGCCGATGCTGAAGCCGGTGAGCTCACCGGCCTTGATCTGCCGCCAGAGGTCTTCGTCCACGACGCGTACGGCGAGGAGCCAGGTGCCGGGCTTGATGCGGGTGCCGTCGAGCTCGAACGCCGCGGGCGCCAGGTACGACTCGAGGATCTTCACCTGCTCGCCGAGAATCTCGCGGTGCATGAGGCCGAGGTTCCGGTACTCCTCCATGAACCGATGGGCGGCCTCGCGCACCTCGGCCGCGGAGTAGATGTCTTGCTGGGCGTCGACGCGCTCAGGCTCGAGCACGATGCCGAGGACGTATCGCTCCTCGCTCGTCTTCAGGAGCGGGATGCGCTTCGAGAGCGCCGCCGCGACGAGCGCCCCGCCGGCCGCGGGCTCGTCGAGCCACTCGAGGTCATCCTGCTTCTCGACCTTGAACGATGCGACGAACAGGCGGCTTCGTTTCTGCCACTGGCCCGCGCCGCGCCCCTCGGGGATGCGCATCTTGAACGCGCGCCCGACGCCGCCGAGCGCCTTTCGGGCGTCCGCCGAGTCGGTGTACGCGATGACGAAGTCGCCCTTGAGCTTCGAGACCGCCTTGGCCACCTCATCGGCCGGGATGCCGTCGCCCATCGCCCATTCGCCAGCGTACGGAGGGTCGATGAAGAAGAGCGTCGCGGGAGAGTCGTTGTCGGCGAGCGTCTTCTGCCAGTCCTGCCTCACGATCTGCGCGCCCTGGAGCCGCTCCTGGAAGCGCCAGAGGTCGTCGAGGTCGTAGCTCTGACCGTCGTGGATGGACGCGAAGCCGCTCATGTTGGGCTTCGCGCCCCAGGTGCAGAGACGCCCGTAGACGTGCTTCCAGAAGCGCTCGGCATCCGAGCTCGGCTCCGACGCCTTCGCGCGCTCGAACCCCGTCCTCGACACACGCCACGAGAAGCGCTTGAGCGCCGCGAACGACCGCGCGTCGAGCTTCTGGATGTACTTGTGCGCGAACACGACCTCGGGGTCCGCGTCCGCGAGCACCTCCTCGGGTACGCGTTCCTTGGCGAAGAAGATCGCGGCGGCGCCGCAGAACGGCTCGACGTAGCGCTTGTGCGTCGGGAGTCGCTCGGCGAGGCGACGGGCGTACTTGGCCGAGCCGCCCCACTGCTGGAACGGGATGATGCGCGCCTTCTCGACGTCGCTCGCCGCGTCCTCGAGGAGCCGGCGCGCCTCCTCCTGCAGCTCGCGGCGGCGGGTAGCGGTCAGACCGGGGACATCGCTTTGCGGAATGCGGGCGAGCGCGTTCCGCAGGTGCGCGAGGTCCAGCTCGCCGCGGTGGTCGCGCACAGGGAAGTGGCGGAGCGAGCGCGGGACGGTGCGGCCACCGTCGTCCTTCTCGCCACCGTCCTCGATGAAGAGGAACGCGTCGTCCGGCAGGTCGTTCACGTACGCGCGCGACCACTGCGCCTTGGCCAGGTCGAGCAGCGGCTCCTCGGCGCGCAAGAGCGCATCCGAAAGGGATGGCGCCGCCTCCGCGAGCGCCGGGGCGAGCGTGACCGTCATCTCCGCGAGCTC